GACGGATATCCCGGCAAGGGAGACCTCCTTATACAGTGCATATTTACTACCCATTATACAAGCCAGGCGCTAGTGGAGCAATAGTGCAGCGCATTACACGGAAATCAGAGGGACTAAAACAAGCCTTTCAATTAGTAAAAGGGAAAAAAATGGCTGAAAATTGGATTTTTTCGTATACAAATTCCAACTGTACACACAATGATTCTTGTGGATGTCAACTCAAGATTGTTGGAAAAGGAAGAGACACCGCAGGACTGTCATGGGAAGGCCCAAATTTACCAGTGAAGGATCAATTATTTGAGGCTGCCATATGGATGGAGGCGTGGGCTAGATCACAAAATGGAGTAGAAATTAACGTAACGGAGCAATATGTAAGAGCAAAGATAACTAAAGACTCTAGTATGAGAGTGATCGATGCACCTATGAAAGTTGTACCATCTTGGCCTGTTGATGTTGTTTTACCTACACCTTCGAATGAAGTTCAAGAGGCGTTGAAAAGATCTGACTTTGTTGATTTTGAGGAGTTAGGTCTTGGATACTCTTATTCTGAGATGGAAGATTTTGTTTGGGGAGATACCACTCCACCGGATGATAATGGTATACCGCAGGTTCGTCCTCTTTGGGCATTAGCTATGAGAGCAAACTCAAAATGGTTTTGGACTTGTGGTAAGACTAACGGTCGTCCTCATGCTGTTTCAGGTATGAATGGAATGTACCCTCGCAAGTTGCCCGACGCTATGTTGCAGTTTGATAGAACTCAAAACTCTGATAAGATGAAAGAAGCTCTTTACTTACTTGAACCTATCCTTAGTAATATGTACCGCATGATGGGTATTGACTTGACAAAAAAACGTGAGTGGAAGTGTTCATTACATTCCTGTAGAGATATGTACTTAGGAGCAGCTAGCGGTTTGATGCCGACTATTTCTGAGATGATTAAGATAGCTAATGATGAGTACATTAAGATCTCTAATAGAGGAAAGAAAATTGAGTTTCACGAACAAGTGTTAATGCAAATTTATGAATTTATAATTTTCGGTCGTGAACCCAATGTTGTTTGGGTTCTTCCTCCCAAGAATGAGGTTTTCTTTGATTTTACTAAGCAGCTTAATGATGCTGAGTGGATGGGCTTTCTAAATAAAATTCGCCTCTTTAATATTCCTTCTGCTGTACTCATTTACTTGGAACGAATAGCCGGTTTGGAGCGTCATTTGTTGGAAAGAGGCAAACAAATCCGTATTGGACAAAAATGGGGTCATGGCGGTTCAGATGCTCTTGCGGAGTGTTTAGGTGTTACACCGGAAAATTGCTGGGATGAAACAATAATTGAAGGAGATTTTAAAAAATTTGATCAGTCTATTCGTATGGTGTTACTCAAAATTTATCGTAGCCAGACAACTATTCACTATGACGAGACTAGTCCAGATTTTCCCATTCTTGAGCGTATTGTTAATTTCATTTTGGAGGTTACGTGTTATAGAATCACGTACCTTATGTCTCAATTATGGGTAATTCTTGAAGGATCTGTTGCATCTGGGGAGTTTGATACATCGCATATGGATTCCTGGATTACATCTTTTGTGTTTTCTGGATTTATGATGTGGATGCTTTTTAAAACTCCTGCTGAACATCAAGAAGAACTTGAGCTTTATATGATTGCAATCATAAAGCTAGTGTGCTATGGAGATGACCACTTGTACCAGGTTGGTCAGGCCAAGTGGTCCTCTATGTTTGGTGGAGATCAATGGGCGTATTATTGTAAGACGTTTTGGAACATGGATGTTAGAGATCTAAAGAAAACATCCTATTGTACTGCTCATAAACATGGTTGGATAACAAAAATGGGGGTCACTTTTCTTAAATATCAACAAGTTTTAAATGAAGAAAAATCGGAAGGTCAACCTCATTTTTTACCTTATCGAGAAACACGTGATTTTGTTGTACGTGCTGTGTACTCTAGAGAGCCAAAGATTCGAGACGCTATTGATGTTATGCTTTCTGTTATTGGGCAGGCGTACTCGACCTATGCATCGAATTCAAATGCTTACTCTCGTCTTCGTAATTTTTATCAGCAACTTTATGAATGTGTAACAGATAAGTCTACGTTGAAAGAGATAATGGCTAAAAGGTTACATGAGGCCCAGGATATTAGACGAATTAGACAAATGGGTATCACTCCAGATGAATTAGTTGAGGGGTTTCCTACTTGGGAGAAGCTCGTGGAAAAGAATGTTGTAGACAAAGCTTATCTCGATAATTCTCGCAATGATATTAGTTCTGGAACTGATTATGATGACTATGAAGGGTATTATTAAGTAGATGTAGGTTGAGCGGACTAGTTGTAGCAACGCTCCTGAACTACTATTGGT